CTAATTTAACAAGTGCAAAGATAGAAATAGAAATATATTCAGGTGCAGAAAATACAAGTTGGCAAAATGCTCCACAATATACACTTACATCAACAGCTATTGATGAAAAAATAAACTTTGAAATAGCTGAACTTATAAAAGATTATATTAGTGCTTCATTTGATGGGAATTTCCCAACTACTCCAGTAACAACTTCTGAAGCTACTACTATATTTGTAGATTATAGAGTTACAGAAACAATTAACACAACAGCGCAAACTCCAGTTGATGTATTAGGAGAGAGAGCTTTTTATGGTTATGGATATTTTGAAGATGGAGCAAATCCAAGTTTTAATAATATTTATTATTTACAAACAAATAATACAATTGTTAAAAACAAGAATGAAACAGTTACGATTCCTGTAGATAATACAATTGCAACAACTCTAGTTTGGAAATATCAAGGAACAACAATTTCAACGATATCAATACCATCACAAACAAATATACAAGACCAAATTACTTATGTAACAAGTACTGGAATTTCAGATGTAGATGAAGTTGAAATATCAACTGGTGTAAAAACAACAACTGCTTATATACAATCTTCTGAAGAATGTAAATATACTCCATATAAATTAACATTTATAAATAAATACGGAGCATATCAAGAGATATGGTTTTTTAAGAATTCTAAACTAGCAATGAATACCGAAAAAGATAAATACAAATCTAACATACTAAATAACGGAACATACGAAACATATAATGCACAAGTTAGATTACTATCTAAAAATGCAAACCAAAGGCTAACGTTAAATAGTGGTTATTATCCAGAAAGTAATAATGAAGTCTTTAAGCAACTATTTTTAAGTGATAAGGTATGGATAAAATACGATAACAAAACATTGGCTGTTAATATTGAGAATAACAATATACAGTATAAAACAAGTCTTACTGATGGTTTAATAAACTACACAATAGATGTAAGCTTTGCATTTGATACTATAAACAATATAAGATAAATGAATTTAGAATTATATATAGATAATGTTAGAGTTGATTTATTTAAAGATGAAGCAATTACTCTTACAGATACACAACAAAACATTCGTGATATTGCTCTGGTATTTACTCCTTTTAGTCAGCAGTTTAATTTACCAGCATCCTCTACTAACAATAAGATATTTAAACACTATTACAACAATGATATAGTAAATGGATATGATGCTAGGTTTAGAGTAGATGCTATTATAAAACTTGATGGAGCAGATTTTAAAGTAGGTAAGATTAGATTAGATTCTGTATCTATGAAAGACAACAAAGCACACGCTTATAAGGTAGTGTTCTTTGGTAATACTTCAAGTCTTAAAGATATATTTGGAGATGAAACATTAAGTGCTTTAAATCCATTATCTGCATATGACATTAGTTTCGATGCAGCTACAAATGATTTTAGAAACGCTTTTACGGATGGTTTACAAAGTGCTGGTGTAGTTGCTACAAACAAATCCAACAGAAATTTGGTTGTGCCTTTAATCACTTTAGAAAATTATTATAGTTATGATTCTACAAACACAATAACAACACCTAATTTAAATAATGTTAATTTCTTTACAGAATTACAAACGGAATTAAAACCAGCAATAAAATGTAAAAGAATAATTGAAGCTATACAAACACAATATAATATTGAGTTTAATATGGTAGATGAAACAGGTATAACTAGCTTTTTTAATAGTGATGTATTTGATGATTTATATTTATGGATGCATAGAGAAAAGTCTCCTATCACAGCACCAGAAACAGTTCCGCCTACTTTTGGAGTTAATACTTTACAAAAAAACAAAAAAATAACATTTGCAGACTTTACTTATGATAGTGGAACTAATTATTTAAGTGGAGGGAATTTAGTTATTAGTGATGAATATTTATATACAATAAGAATAGCATTACAAACAAGCGCAGACAGAGAGTTAGAAATTATTACAATAGATAAACCAACTAACGAGTTATTAGATTATCAAACTAAAATTACAACTGCAAATAACTTTAATATTACACTTCGTGATTTATCAAGTGGAACTTTATCATCAAGAACCTATGATTTAGAATTTAGAATAAATGCAACTACAAATTTAGGAACTTCATTTCAAGCTAAACCAACTGGTGTAGTTATAACTAGAAAACTACGCTCTGATGGAAGTCCTGTTGATTCAGGTACTTTTGGTTATTCTGCATTTACTTTACAAAGTAATATTTATGTACAAGATTACTTGCCTAAAATGAAAGTGATAGACTACTTAACAACTTTGTTTAAAATGTTTAATTTAACAGCATATACTAAAAGAGGTTCAAGTAAAATATACGTAGAAACTTTTGATGACTTTATGTCTAGTAACAATACTTACGATATATCTAAATATATAGTTATAGATTCTAATACTATAGATAGACCTATTCCATATTCAAGAATAAATTTTAATTATTCTCCTTCTGTTACTCAAACATCTTTAAGATACTTAAATCAGTTTAGCCAACAGTTTGGAAACCTTAATTATTCTGCACCAGAAAAATATGATGGTCAGAGTTATGATGTTCAAGTAAATGGACAAAGAAGTCAATTAATAAATATAATAGATGAAAATTCAGATTTAACTGGTTTAGTTTTTGGATGGTGGGTAGATGCGGAAAACAAAACTACTTTAGGTAGTCCGTATATGTTTTTTAACGACCTAGTTGATGCAGCAGATTACCCGATTACATTAAGTCAATTTGACCAATACAATGCGCCTTCTAATGTTAGTCCAGACAGAAATCATACTTTAAACTTTGGTGTTGAGTTTAACGAATATACTGGTAATGTAAATGAGAATAGTTTGTTTAGCAGATTTTATTCCCAATACATAATTAAGTTATTTGAAGAACAAGCAAGGGTTGTAAAGTTTACTGCACAATTACCTTCATCAATAATTTTAAATTATGAATTAAATGATGTGTTTATAGTAAACGGACAGGAGTATTATATAAATAGTATACAAACTAATTTACTAACAAATAAAAGTGAATTAGAATTAATAACTAAACAAAGTGATTACACACCAAGCGTATTAACATGATTATATTAAAATTACTAAACATAGATAATTTTTATGGTATAGATGAAACCATAGAGATAGCAAAAGGAAAAAACAAATTACCAGAAACTTTCAAAGAAGGTTTTAAACAAATTAAAAGACATATAAAATGGAATCATTCAAATTAGAGATAGAAGTAGACTCTAAAGGAGCAGTAAAAAGTGTCAAAAATATAGATGATGCTTTACAAAGTACTGGAAAAACAGCTAAAAAGGAATTATCTGTAATAGAAAAAGGTATAAAAAAAGTCGGTCAAGCTGGTAAAACTATAGCTAAAGGTGGGTTAAAAGCAGTTGGTCTTGGTTTAAAAGGTATTGGCAAGGCATATTTAGCCGCAGGTATTGGTATTATTGTTTCTGGTTTTGCGTTTTTAACTAATGCATTAAGAGAAAATCAAGAAGTAATGGATGCTGTAAATACAGTATTTGAAACTTTATCTATTATAGGAAGTCAAGTATCAGATGTTATAGTTTCTGTCTATAAGAATGTAGCAAGTGCATCGGAAAACTTTGATGCTTTAGGTAGAGTTATGAAAAGCCTACTAACTATTGCTATAACACCTTTAAAATTAGCTTTTGATGGTATTAGATTAGGTTTACTATCAGCACAATTAGCTTGGGAAGAATCATTCTTTGGAGATGAAGACCCAGAAACAATTAAAAGACTTAATGAATCTATATTTGAAACAAAGCAAAGTTTAGCAGATACGGCAAACGAAGCAATTTCTGCTGGTAAAAGTGTAGTCAATAATTTTGGAGAAGCCATATCAGAATTTGGAGATATTACAACACAAGTAATTGATGGGGTAAAAGAAATAAGTATTGAAGCAGCTATTGAAACAGCAAAAACAAATGTATCGTTAAAAAAATCAGCAGAATTGGCAAGAGTAGCCAACCAAGGTTTAATTGAGGATTATGATAGACAAGCAGAGCAACAAAGACAAATAAGAGATAATGATTTAAACTCTATTGAGGAAAGAATAGCTGCTAATGATTTACTTAAAGATAAATTAGAGGAACAAGAAAAGTTAATGCTTGAAAATGCAAGGTTAATACAAGAATCTGCACAAGCACAATTTGACAAGAATGCAAGTGATGAGAATGCTTTAATATTAGCAGAAGCTAAAAATGAAGTTAAAGCTGTGGAAGCACAAATTGAAGGTTTTATGTCTGAGCAAGAATCTAATAGAGTAGCTTTATTAAAAGAAAAAATAGAGCTTGATTTGGTTAATGATGAATTAACTTCTGTAAGACAAGCAGAACAAAGAGCGTTTGTTCTTGAAATGGAAGAAAGTGATATTAGAAGATTTGAAATGGCTTTAGAGAATCTAGAAAATGAAAATGAAGCTGAAACAAAAAGATTAACACAGAAAAGGGATATATATAAAAAAGGAACACAAGCTTATATTGATGCAAATAATGAATTATTAAATTACCAACAAGCTAATGCAAATCAGCAAACAAAAATAGAAAAGGATTTACAAAAATCTAAAGCTGATGCATTAAAAGGGGCATTATCAGATGTTGCTTCTTTAGTAGGTACAAGCAGTAAATTTGGTAAGTCAATAGCAATCGCACAAGCAATACAAGATACTTATGCTGGTGCAGATAAGGCTTTTGCACAGGGTGGTATTTTTGGAGCTATATCTGGTGCTGCAATAATAGCTGCTGGTTTAATGAATGTTAAAAAAATAGTTGCAACAAAAACACCAAAGCCACCTGCTGGATTAAGAGGAGGTTCTTCACCAAGTGTACCTACACCTAGCGTACCAGCACCAACGACACCTAACATTCCAGAATTTGATATATTAGGTACAAGTGGAACAAATCAAATAGCCTCAGCATTAGGAGAACAACCACCAGTACAAGCTTTTGTTGTTGCACAAGATGTAACAACCTCGCAAAGTTTACAAAATAATATTATACAAGGTGCATCACTAGGATAATATAACAAAAACCAAAAATTATTGTTTATAAAAAAAGAACTATGGAAATAATAGAGTTAGTAATTGATGAAAATGAGGAATTTTCTGGTATAGAAGCCATATCAGTTGTAGAATCACCAGCAATAGAGGAAGATTTTATTGCATTAAAAGACCAAGAGCAAATAAGACTTGCAGAAGTAAGTAAAGAAAAAAGATTACTTATGGGTGCAGCACTTATACCAGAGAAGCCTATATATAGAAAATCTGGAGACCATGAGTTTTATATATATTTTTCTAAAGATACAGTAGCTAAAGCATCACAAATGTTTTTAAAACGTGGTAACCAATCACAAGCAACTTTAGAGCATACCGAACAAAAACTATCTGGAATGACTATAGTAGAATCTTGGTTAGTAGAAGATGAGGTACACGACAAATCTCGTAAATATGGTTTAGATATGCCTTTAGGTACTTGGATGGTAGCAATGAAAGTTGATAATGATGATATATGGAACAACTATGTAAAGGAAGGTAAAGTAAAAGGCTTTTCAATAGAAGGTTACTTTGCTGATAAATTAAACAGACCACAAGATAAGCAACAAGACCAATTAAGCGAAGATGATAAACTACTAAACGATATAATAGATGTACTCAAGGAATCAAATACCAACAAAAAGTAGAACTTCTCCAAGAGGTGGTAGACGAGGGTGCTTATGTAAAGATGGAACATACAATTCTAAATGTTGTAATGGAAATTTACAAAATCAAGGAGTAGGAAATTTAACAGGTCAAAATTTTGAAGATTTTATGAGACTAGAAGATAATTCTGGTTATATAATGTCAGAAAATCAAGACAAATTACAACAAGAATAATACAATCTTGTTTATTAAAAAAGTAAATACTTAAAATAAATTAATATGAACTCAAAAGAAACTTTAAACAAAGTTAAAACTTTATTAGGTTTGGAAGTTCAGTTAGAGGAGAGAAAGTTGGAAAACGGAACTCGCTTTGAAGCTGATTCTTTCGAAAAAGGTAAAGAAATCTTTATTGTAACAGATGAAGATGAAAGAATTGCTGTGCCAGAGGGTGAATATCTTTTAGATGATGGCTTTACGGTTATCATTGAAGAAGATGGCATTATCTCTGAAGTCAAAGAAGCAGTTGAAAAAGAAGTAGAAGAAGTTGTAGAAGCACCTGTTGTGGAAGAAGTTGAAGCTGCTGAAGAAGCTGATGTCGAAGACTGGAAAGGTATGGAAATTAGAATTAAAAATCTTGAAGATGCTATTGCTGATTTAAAATCACGTTTTAGCGAAAAAGATGAATATAGTTCTGAAGAAACTGAAGTAGAATTATCTGCTGATGTAAAACCAATTAAACATAATCCAGAGTCTAAAGGAGAAGTAGAAATGAACCTTTACGCTCAAAACAAACCAATGAGTACTCAAGATAGAGTATTTGCTAAATTATTTAAAAACTAAAAATTAAAAACCAAAATTATGTCAAATAAAATAGACCTAGCAACAACTGTAAATATCACTAGCACTTATGCTGGGGAATTCGCAGGAAAGTACATTTCTGCAGCTTTATTAAGCGCGAGTACAATTGAAGACGGTGGTGTAGAAGTTAT